AGCCAATCGCTTGTAGAAGATGGCCTTTATACTTATCTTTGTTTGTATCTAAATTAGGGAATATATCTTTGAGCGGTGTGCCGTTGCTTTCGTTAACTTCAATTCCAGCTCTTTTTCTTAAATCGTCTTCTTTGACCTTACCCCAATTAACTGGTTCTGGCTTCCATGCTTGGACGCCTTTGCCGTTACACTTTTGACATTTACTAGGACCGTCTTCGGAATGATAATCTATCTTTCCTCTACCGTTGCATATTTCACACTTATCGCCTTCTGCTTCTTCGATGCCTTCGTCGGTGTTACCTTTCATTACGCCAACTGCTTTACTATATCTTTTTTTAGCGTCTCTTATTTTTGCTTGGTCAGTTGCTTTTTTAGGATGTCTATTAGGTTCTTCGTGCCTAAGTTCGTATTCTAGTTCACGCCTTTTAAAGTCACTAATTTCAAATAAATCATGTAATTTCATAGTAATACCTGGTTTCGTTTAACAAGTATTTATCACTTTTATGAAATTATTGGGATTCTTTTGTAGTCCAAACTAAGTCTACACCACGTCTGACAAGTTCGTTGCGGCATTTCTGCTTAACTTTGTTCTTTTGTCCGTCGTTTATGTATTTGATTAAGTCTTCTTTAGACTGTTGTTTGATATATGAATGGGTTGTTACCCTGCCTTTGCCTTTTACAAAAGTAGTTTGTGATGGTGAAAATTTTACTGGCATGTTGCTCCGTGTTATGTTACAAGGAATATTTATGCCTGAATAAAGTTCCGGATACTATTTAATGAGTGCATTAATTCCAATTGTTTGATAACCTATTAATCTAGAGTCAGCTTGGTCTACACTGAAGTCTATGTCGTGTCTAGTATTCCAACTGTTTAACATAAACACACCTGTGCCTGCTTTGGTAGGACTAGAGTACCATGGATCTTTATCTTCCCAATTATGTGACCAAAAATTTGTACTACTGTTTTCGGGGTTGTCTTGTAAATTTATAATTAATACTCCAACAACTCCTCGGTTATCTAAATGCCGAGACATTTTAAAACCTGGAAAATCATTTATTATAGTTAAGTCGTTAACTCCAACTTGTATACCTTTCATCTTTCCCATCCATAGAGGTTTAACTGTTTCAATTTCTTCAGCCTCTTCACTTAAAAATGTTTCTAATTGTCGGGTATGACTTTTCCATGCTTCTATAAAATTGTTATCGTCTATTTTACATAAGCGTCTAAGGTTTTTAACAGGATTGTTATTACCTTGATCCAATATACCGTCATGTTGCCACTCTACTACAGGCAAATCGAAATCTGTAATTTCCCAAACGGGCACGTCAGGGTTTATGTGTGTCATTTTCATATTTATTTTTTCTTTTTAAGTTTTGCAACTTCTTTTTCAAGTTGCACAATGCGGTTGCCTAATAGGGGATATTGTGCTAACCATTTCTCTTCTCGACTAGCGATTTCGATATCGTATCTCTTTGCTACCCATTCCATTGTGTTGTCCATTTTAACTTGAAACCATACACCTACTTTAGTGTTTTTAAACCAAGCATAAAAGCTACTGCCTATAATACTTGATAATATTGCTTTTAATGATAGTATGAATAACCAATGCATAATTACGCCTTAGGTACGCATTTATTAACACGTTTGCCTTTGTTCTTACCAGTACCTTTTTGAGTACCATCTTTTTTATAACCGTCCCAGCAATCTTGTTCTTCTAATCCTTCTGTAGTAATATAGTCTTCAAACTCTGCTTGATACATTCCTGATAGTAGTTCACTAACAGCCGAACTTGCTTCGTCACCTGGATTACTCATAAAGTTTCTTAGTTCTCTTGAACTATTTAAATCATCATGTGTTAATTGCCTAGCATAGTCGTATAAATCGCTTTCTAAATCTTCTAGACTAATAAACGATCCCGGACCTTTTGTTTCTAAATATTCTTTTATTTTAGGAATCATTAAGTCTCTAATATCGGATCTTTCTTCGCCTTCTTCTAAGTCTGATTCTTCTATAGGATCTAGTTGCCATTGGGCTCTAAAAGCATTGCCTCGAGGTTGAGCTTTCATATTAATTAAAGAAGCTAACTGTCTAACTAAATCGTCATCATCTAACGCTTTATCACGTATTTTATCTACAATGTTTGATATAATATCTGTTCTAGCGGCAACGTAAGTACCCTCATCCATATCACGACTATTATAATCATGCTTATTAAACTCGGGTCCTTTCTTTTTAAGTTCTTTCTTCTTATCCCTATGTGTTACTGGTCTATTGAACTTTTCAATATTCTTTGCAACAGGATTACTGCCACCGTAAGGCTTTGGCTTCTGTGGAACGCCTCTTCCTTCAGTTATGATATCATTTAGTTTCATTTTATACTCTCTCTAATCTAACCATTAGTCGTTCAGCACGGTTAGTTACTTGTTTGTGCCATCTACTATCTCTACCTTCGATGCCAGCTTGTTCCCAATCCTGTGCTTCTAAGGCTTTGCGAAAGTTATTAAACTTTCCTAATCTTGTTCTACCCATATTGAACATCATGTTCACTATGACTTCTTGTACTACTCCGGGCCAATCTGTGAAACCGTCTCCATATAGTGCAACGCACTCTGATATTGCTGTGTCGAGGTCTTTTTCGAAACATTCTTTTGTTCGTTCTTCTGAGACTGGGGTTCCAACGTCTTGCCCAAACTCTGGATCTGATTCAAGGACCAAGTGTCCAACTCCGAAAGTTGGGTAGCCCAAATGGTCTTTATAAATCTCATTTACGACTCCTTCGTCGATTTTTAACTGTTCGAATACTGATTCTCTGTCTAACTCAGTATCTTTTCCTATACCAAACATAATTGCTCCTATGTGTGTTTATTATTTGTATTTATCTGATTATAGAAATTTCAACCAAAAAAAAGCAACCCTTAGGATTGCTTTTGATTTATCTTTTTAATTTGATTAAAAATCTATATATTATACACTACCATTATCTGCTACTGAACCGAAGTCCTTAATAGTCAGGCTGTCTGTTACAACTAGTACTGTAATAGTAGCAACGCCACTAGAAGCTGAACCAGCCGTTACTGTAGCAACAATATCTGTTGTTGAACTATATCTAGCCATGTAGTTGCTTTGGAACTGATAAGTCTCAGTCATGTCTGCATCTTCTGTTGTAAATACTCTATCAGTGTCTCCAGAATCACCTACAATAATTGCAGTAGAATCTGTTGCACTTACCCACGGGCTACCTACATCAACTGTTACTCCATATACCATCGCTCCTGCAGGTATTTCGAATAAAGTTGTTGAACCACTGTTGTATGCTACTTCAGTACTTACATACTGAGCAACAGCTTGGGTCGACGAATCAAATTGTCCTTTGGTAAGGAATGCAGAGGCCACTGTAGCGTTGGCGCCACGTACTTCTACTAAAGTTGATCCATCATTGTCTGTGAAAGAGAAATAGTCACTTGTTGTGTCTGTTAGAATTTTTAATCCGCGTTTTCCAAACTGGACAAGATTGCCTAGTCCTTTTAACGAGAAATTATTTGTATCTGCCATTTCGTTACTCCAACGTTTTACATAATCGATTATATAGAAGTCTGTAAACTTTCTATAATTGTATTTATGCTAGATGTCAGCTTTTCAAGAGATACTAGCAATAAATTTTTGTATTGTTTCAGCATACAGTTTACATCCATCTTTGTTAGGATGGCTGTCATGATAGTTTATCTGTAAGCTGTGGTCTGGTGTTGTAGTTAATTGTTGTAATGGAAATCCATTATTGATATTATTAAAACAACGTGACTTAGTTTTATTGCTAAAATGCTTTTTTATGCCAGGACTTCTATGCTCAATCCATACATCATGAGAATGTATGTCGCCCCATATCACAGTAGCATTAGTATTGAGTTTTTCGTAGTTCATTGCTCTCTTTACAGATTCAACAAATAAGTTATCCATACCAGTGTAACCATTCATTTTAGTAGGTAATAAAAATCGTTGCATAAAATCCTTAGCAAGTGTTACTTGATTTTCTTTTAGAGAGTCTGCTAGATTAAAGTCGTTATCTTCGATTGATTGACTGGTAATTCTTCCGTCTTTACCAAAAAATGGATAGCGAATATCTATAGTGAATCCAAATATCATTAAAGGCTTTTTAAATTTACTTGTAGTTTGTAACGGTTGCAACGATATTTCTGTATTACTTGCACCGCCCCTAGACAAATTAATATATGGCACATTTAGTTCTTTTGCTAAAAAGACGGGCCATGCATTATCAGGTTCACGTATAAGTGTAGAGCCATCTCCAGCAAAGTCCACGTCAAAATCTGTATATAATTCACCTCTATATACAGGCCCGAGTGTGTAACTATCGCCACATGTAATTATGCCGTCAAAGTCCATTATTGTTCTCTAATAAATTTATAAAAAAGTCTGCATATAGTTGTATGCCTTTTTCGTTAGGATGGCAATCATCCTCATCAAGCCAGTATTTCTCAGAGTCGGCATCGGTAAAGTGTTGTAGTGGTAACCAATCTAAGTGTTTATTAAAGCAATTGTCTCTGTAAGGTAATAATATTTTTTCATCAATTCTACTGTTATTCGCAGTATTATGTATCCATCCCCACATAACTTCTGCATTAGGATTAATAATTTTATATTGCATCATAATTTTTATAGATTGCTGAGTAGCAAACAAAAAGCTGTCTATGACATCATGATCTATGTGATCTGAATTGCTGATACTAACTCCAAGTTGGTGCTTTAAAAAAATTGGACGTCTCTGGTTGGGATAATAGGTATAGAGCATTTCTGTCGCAAATGCTCTTAAATGCCTGGGCCAACCATCTTTCATGTGTTCTGGCAATATACTGTACTGAGTATCAATTACTCCAGTGGATGGGTTAATATAAGGCAACCTATACGATACTGTTAATCCAAATATTATTAACGGGCGTTTTGCTTTAGCAAACTCCGGTATGTTAGATTGTAACGGTTGCCATGCTATTTCTGTATTACTTGCACCGCCTCTAGCTATATTAGAAAATGGTATGTTGAAATGCTCGGCAACAATACCGGGCCATGTACCTTGTGGGCCTTTGCCTATAATCTCTTGGCACCCTTCGGTAAAACTGTCTCCACATGCTAGTAAATAATCATATTCCATAGCACTATTTAGTTGACAACCATCCCATAGTAGTGTATAATAAGGACTTAATTAATTGATATGGTATTACTATATGTTTGACACATCTCAGAAGCGTATTGGATTTTGCTGTAAGTACATGGATCCAGATCAGGACCAAAAGCCTAAAGTACTTAAAGAAATACAATCTAACTTCACAGAGCGCCAGACTACTATAACATGGCTTAACAGACAGACTAAAGCTGTTGCTGAAGAGCGTATGCTAGACATAGTTGAACATAATATGCAAAGTGCATATAACTTAGTAGACTATGTCAGCACACTTCCTGCAGAGCGTAGGATGGTGCGTTTAGGTAGTAACCAACTACCCGGAGCAACACAAGATGATTGGAAATATATGTGGAAAGATCCTACTAACGTTAAAATGTTGGAAACAGGATTTGCTAAAGTTGGACAGTTGGCTAAAGATCGCGATGTTAGGCTTTCTTTTCATCCCGGGCAGTTTTGTGTTCTTGCTAGTGATCGCCCGGAAGTTGTTGAACGTTCTGTAGAAGAGTTCGAGTATCATGCAAACATGGCACGTTGGATGGGCTACGGCAAAGAGTTCCAAGACTTTAAAATTAATGTACATATATCAGGTAGGAAAGGCTACAAAGGTATTATAGACATATTGCCTAAGTTATCACAAGTTGCTAGAAACACAATCACTATAGAGAATGACGAAATGTGTCATGGCTTAGATGCTTCGTTAAAGTTAGCCGACCATGTTGCCCTTGTGTTAGATATACACCATCATTGGATTAGAGATGAAGAATACATACAGCCTGACGATGACAGAGTTAAGCGAGTTATTGACAGTTGGCGTGGTGTACGTCCTGCTATGCATTATAGTTATAGTAGGGATCATGGACTAGCAATGGCGTTGGAAGAAGGTGAAGAAATTAATCACAGTGAGTTACAAAACTTACCCGCACTATTAGAAGCTGGTGCTAAGAAACAAAAACTTCGAGCACACAGTGACTATTACCCTAACGAAGAGGCTAATGCATGGGCGTTATCCTTTTGGGACAACTTCGATATACAATGCGAAGCTAAGGCTAAGAATCTAGCATCTGAGCAACTATACTTGCAAAGTATAAATGTATAACAAACATCGAGTCCGGACTCTGTTGTTGTTGACTGCTTGTTGGAACAACTAGTTCCTTATCTATCTAGCACATCTTAATGAGGGGTGCAATATTGTACTTGTCAACTGGTTCATACAAACAGTTAATAATATTTACATTATTACCAATGAATAGACGAGTTATGGTGTAATTTGGTTAAATAATGGTAGTTAAACCATAGGAGTAATGAATTGACATACGTTGTAAAAGGTGAGTGCGTAGATTGTAAGCATACCGCCTGTGTCGCTGTTTGTCCAGTAGATTGTTTTTTTGAATTAGAGAACACTCTGGTAATAGACCCCGATATTTGTATTGATTGTGCTATTTGTGAACCAGAATGCCCGGTCGATGCAATAGTAAGTGACAGAAAGTTAAAACCTGAAGATAGCCAATGGCTACAATTTAATGAAGATATGAGCCGAGTTGGTGCTCCTGTAATAGTAAAGGTGAAACCTCCAATGCCCGGGTATGAAGATGTAAAAATGACCGGAGATGAAGCATTTGCAAAAGCATCTAGGATACCATTTGTTGATATTTCTTGATAAGTAATTACTTAAACTAATCAGTTTAAGTTCTTGACATACACCACATAATAACGTATAATATGCATATAATAAGGTAGGTACAATTATGTTTGAAACGACAATATTAACAGCTAAAACACTAATGCTGTCTATGATGGTAGGTAATGCTCCCATGGACGTAAAGAATGTAGAAGAAACATATTGCATGTCGCTTAACATTTACTATGAAGCAAGAGGCGAAGGCTGGAAAGGCAAAACAGCGGTAGCCCATGTAGTACAAAATAGAGTAGCACACGAAAAATATCCTAACACCGTTTGTGGTGTTGTGTTACAGGCAAAAACATGGAATGACCGTGTAATAAGAGACATGTGCCAGTTTAGTTGGTACTGCGACGGTAGAACAGACATTGTGCAATTACGTTACAGACAGAAGCCGAGACAAGGCAAAGTTATCGAAGCCAACATGCGTGATTGGAGACGTTCAGTTGAAACTGCTCTTCAAGTACAAGCCGGCTGGAGTAGAGATGTTTCTGGTGGAGCAACACATTATTATAATCATCATATTTCAACACCAAGTTGGAGCACGGTCTATCCTACAACAACTATTATAGACAACCATACATTCCTTGTTAGGAACGATTAAAACTATAGTTAAACGATAAATACTTCTTATACAATTTCCAGTAGGATGGAGGTTGAAATCACAAGGAGTAACAATGTACGAGTATAATTGCACGGTCGTAAAAATTGTTGACGGAGACACAGTAGACGTAGATATAGATTTAGGTTTTGGTGTTCAGTTAACTGATGAAAGAGTAAGAATTATGGGCATCGACACCCCAGAGTCAAGAACATCAGATGAAGTTGAAAAAGTATTCGGTAAAGCCGCAAAGGCAAGACTACAATCGTTGATGGGCGAGACATGTGTTCTAAAAACACAAATAAACAAAGACGGCGAAGACATGAAAGGTAAGTTTGGTAGAATACTTGGCGACTTTGATGTATATGATGTTAAGACAGATTCGTGGAGACCTGCAACATCCATTCTAATCGAAGAAGGTCATGCTGTAGCATACTTCGGCGGTAGTAAGGAAGAGGTTCAAGCAAAGCATATGGTGAACAGAGCTAAATTAATCCGTGAAGGAATAGTTGACATGACACCTGCAGAAGCTGGCATTATAAACGAATAATACATTTACCAAAATAACTAAGGAATTTCCTTGACATTGTCTAAATATTGCGTTATAATAATATTTAAATTTAAAAGGGATTCCTTATGTTAGTAAATATAGTAAAGAAAGGTGAGATTGTTTCACTAAGACTCAGCACTGGCGAAGAGCTAGTTGGCACTCTCAGAGAAGAAGATACAAAAGAAGTAACTATCGAACAGCCATTAATTGTTGGGCGTAGTGAAAAAGGCTTGGGACTAATGCCGTACTTGATGACTGTAGAACCAGAGTCAACAATAAAAATTTCCACACGCCACATTATGTCTATTGGGGCGACAATGGAAGAAGTTGCCAAAGGATATAAAAAACAAACATCTAAAATAGTAAGCCTATAATGAATAAGAGATTTTACAGCGGAAAAACCTATAGTCATTCTACTGGACATAGTTGTGCATTTAGACAATGGAAAGCAGAAAGTCATTGTAATTTAATACACGGATATGCATTACAGTTTGAATTCACCTTTGCTGGTGACGAATTGGATTCTAGTAATTGGATTGTAGACTTTGGTGGATTGAAGCCACTTAAAGAATGGTTGAAATATATGTTTGACCATACTTACTTGGTAGCCGAAAACGATCCAGAGATGGAAACAATTAAAATGTTACAAGAGAAAAATCTTATTGACATGAGACTTGTTTCACACACAGGTTGTGAACGGTTTGCTGAAATGGCTTTTGACAAAGCAGATGAAATTGTTAAAGAATTAACAAATGGAAGATGTTGGGTACAACGGACCACAGTAAGAGAACACGAACATAATAGTGCAACGGTTGAACTGAATGACCACACAAAGGTGCGTTTTATAGATGCTCCTCTAACATAGTTTCTATAGTCTGATTTTTGGGTTCGGCCCTAGTTTTGTACAGACTCTAAACAACAAAAACGAAAGGATGTCACCTTTTAGATCCGGATCTCCTTGATTAAGTTCAAGTTGTAGAAAGGTAGTTTTGCTGACGTTAAATCAAAACTTAGAGTAGAAACAGGTGTGATAAAACTTGAGGGGCAAGTAATCCTAGAGAGTTAAGGCACACAAAAAAGGCGCAAGCCTTGTGTAGATAGCCAGTTAGTAATAGTAAGTCCTATGAACGCTGGCCCATTTCACTTAATGATATTATTCTATTTACATCTGCATCGCTCAATGGTGTTCTTCCTGGATTTGTTGGAAATACGCAACAAGGCTGAATATTATAAAAACTATTGTTTTCATCACACCATTCTCGTTTAAAAAAATTACCATCTGAGTCTTTCTCAATCCAAGTTTTTGTTAATTCAGATTGATAGTGGGCTGTCATGTCTATGCCTTCTTGTACAGCATCAGTACGTTGAAGCCTGTCTAGATATCCACCATCACTGCTTATGCCAAATAACGGCATAGCAGATTGCCAGTTATTTTTGACCATCCATTGCTCTTGTAATTCATCTGCTACGTCAATAGGGTTATATTGCCCTAGCTCTGGATAATTCTCTGATAGCCAAAACTTTTCATCACCCCAAGAATCATGCTCCATTGTTAACTGTAGTATTGTTTGATTACAAATATCTGCTTCGTAATAATGTTTAATTATAGTATTGCCACCGTTATTAGTAGTGTACCATAGTTGGTCGTTTATAAAGCATTTCAGCTCTTGTAGTTCTCTATTATGTGTCCAATTAAGTTCCATATAAGTATTTAGCTTTGGATAAATATATGTTATGCTATTCGGGATATTAACACTAATAACAGCCTTGGCAATTGCCGGGGTAGCCGCTTGGTTCTCTATTATAGGGCTCATGAGTATTTTCTCCGCCGCCGCTATGCCAATAGCAGTGATGGCTGGCGTACTAGAAGTAGGCAAATTACTTACAGCAAGTTGGCTGTATAGATATTGGGACGAGACCGGAATACTATTAAAAAGTTATCTAAGTGTTGCTGTAGCAGTATTAATGTTGATAACATCAATGGGCATATTTGGATACCTTTCAAAAGCACATTTGGATCAAGCAGGCGAAAGCGGAGATGCATTTGCTATAGTCGAAAGACTAGAAAGTAAAGTTGCTAGAGAAGAAAACAAAATTTCAATACTTGAAGACCGTATTGCCGACTTCCTTAATAGTGATGGTATGGATGTTAGTTCAAGTATACAACAACAGGAAGATATAAGAGACGGTGCTTGGGAAAGAGTACAAGGTGACATTGACTATGCACAAGGACAAATCCAAAGTGTAAGAGACCAACTAGTTATTGATCTCAAAGCACAAGATGATAAACTAATACCGTTAGATAGCATTGTAAACAGTTATGCGAGCCAAGGAACTGTTACTACAGAAACAGATGCTGGCGGCTTATTTAGAAGTGCTGAAACAGAAACAGTTGACAATGTTGCAAAAGCAAACGAAGTAAGACAAGAACAGAAAGCAGAACGTGATGCTATAGCAGATGAAAAAGATAATTTGCGTACAAGAGCACAGACAGACATAAACATTCAACAATCAAACATAGACAATTATAGAGCACAGGCACAGAAAACAATAGAAAACGCCAATACAGAAATTAACAAATTGCGAACTAGCAGTAGTGCTGACCAAGATCAAGCATTAGTTAAAGTAGATGACTACAACGAACAAATTGATACAATATACGATGGCTTAATAGTAATTAAAGATGAAAAGTTTGAAGCCGAAAGTATAGTAAGAGAATTAGAGAAGGAAGTTGGGCCTATTAAATATGTGGCTCAATTAGTTTACGGTGACGATAGTGCAGACGTATTAGATAAAGCAGTACGATTGTTTATATTGTTACTGGTGTTTGTGTTCGATCCATTAGCAGTTATATTAATTATTGCGGCTAACCAAACATTACTTAGGCACGGAATTAATCTAGAGTCCAAAGGACCTCCAGTACCACCTACACCAACAGAACCTCCTCCACAAAATGAATTAGAACAGGCATGGGATAATAAAGATTTGGGGAATGTTGAAGATGATGAAGAACGAGCTCTTATGGAAGGGCAAATTAATCATCTAAAAGAACAACTAGTTGCAGATAGGTTAGCACAACAAAATGCATCAGACGATGCCGCTACAGCAATGGCTGAAAGCGCCTCCAAAAAAAAAGACTAGAAGAAAGTCTTAAATCCTTAAACGAAAAATACGAAAAGACATTAAAACTCTTGAATGACAAGCCGAAAGAAGTTATAATAGAGAAACAAGTTGAAAAGATAGTAGAAGTAGAAGTACCAGTTGAAGTCCCAGTTGAAGTTATTAAAGAAGTAATAGTTACTAAGGAGATTGAAGTTGAAAAGATCATCACAGTTGAGAAACCAGTCGAGGTCGAGAAGGAGACAATTCGCATTGTCGAAAAGGAAGTGCCAGGACCCGAGCGTATTGTTGAAGTACCCGGACCAGAACGAATTGTTGAAGTCCCAGGACCCGAGCGAATCGTCGAACGAATTGTTAAAGTACCCGGAGCAGAACGAGTTGTAGTCAGGACAGATAACAGCAAGATAGAAGAATTAGAACAACGTTTAGCAGTTAAGCCTTCGGTAGTTGAAAAGGCTAATGCTAACAACTTAATTGAAGCCGCAAGGATTATGTCCGAAAGCGAGTTCAATAAAGAAGGGTATACTGAGGAAGAAATATTAAATATGCTTACAAAGACAAGTGAAGAAGAAGTTAATCGTACATTAGGGTTTTGGGCTATACCATTACCAAAAGACGATAATGATAAACCAGATCCAGATAACTTGAGGTATACCACAAAATAATGTCCGATAATAAAGATAGTAACCTAGAATGCAGTTTCTGTGGTAAGAAACGACATGATGTGCGTAAACTAATCGCCGGACCTAACTCGTATATTTGTAATGAATGTGTAAGTATAAGTCATAAAATTATCAACGAGGATTACGATACTACTCCAGACATGGAACTGGAAGATATCCCCACCCCACAAGAAATTAAAGATTACTTAGATGAATATGTAATCAGCCAGGAGTATGCAAAAGAGATTCTAAGTGTGTGTGCATACAACCATTATAAGAAAACTTACTACAGCGATGAAAAAGACAGTATCGAAAAGAGTAATGTACTATTAATAGGTAGCACTGGTACAGGTAAAACACTTATAGTACAAACACTTGCTAGGAAATTAGGTGTGCCATTTGCTATAGCAGATGCAACTACACTTACTGAAGCAGGGTACGTTGGCGAAGATGTGGAAAGTGTGATAGAACGACTACTTAATACATGTGACTGGAACGTAGAAAAAGCACAGAAGGGTATAGTATTCATAGACGAGATTGATAAAAAGGCTCGTAGCAGTGAGTCTAACACCGGTACAAAGGATATTAGTGGCGAAGGTGTACAACAAGCACTCTTAAGACTAATAGAAGGAACTACTGTAAAGATTTCCACTAACGGCTCAAAGCGTATGGATGACTTTATTGAATTCGATACTAAAGACGTATTGTTTATAGTAGGCGGAGCATTTGTAGGGTTAGATAAGATTGTTAACAAAAAATTAAAGAAAGGATCAATAGGATTCAATCAAAAAGTTCACAGTAAGAAAACAGATATAAATTGGCTGGACCATGTAGAACATGATGACATTATCAGCTATGGATTAATTCCAGAGTTTGCTGGCAGGTTACCTAACATTGTAGGACTAGAAGATTTAGATCAAGATGATATGTTTAGAATACTTACTAATGCTAAATCCAGTTGTATTACACAGGTAACAAAATTATTAGAATTAGATGAAATAGAATTACAGTTTGAGGAGCAATATCTTAAAGACGTTGCCGAGATTGCTGTAACGAAAAAAGTTGGAGCGAGAGGATTAAAAAGCATTGTAGAAAACAGTTTACACAATATAATGTTTAGGGCTCCAATGTTAAGACAGGATAATGTGCAACAAGTGATATTTAATAAGTATCCTAAAACGGTTGACTTGCATCCTATATTTGTGTATACTAACGGCAATAGTGAAATTGATAGACACTATAAAATTAAACTTAGAGGTAAAAGTGAGTTATAATCGAGATAACAATAATAAAACGTTCACTAGAGATTTTAATTCTAGAAAACGTGATGACAAGCCAAGAGTAGAGCCACACTATCTTGACGCCTATAAACCAGGTGTAGAAGTTAGAAATGGTGATGTTGGTAAAGCATTAAGAATATTGAAGAAGCGTTTAGAAAAAGCAGAGTTCCAAAAAACTATGTCTAAACTACAATATTTTGAGAAACCGAGTCAGAAAAGAAAGCGTATGAAAGACCAAGCGAAGAAGCGTTGGAGCAAACAAGTACGTGATATGGAAGCCTCCGGAGCTCAACGACAGTACGAACCTACTGGAACTAAATGGATGAAAGATAAAAGAAAAACTAGGAAACATGCACTTGTGAAGGCGAAACTACAAATTCAACTTCGTAAGAAAGGTCCTTTTCATTCGTGAAAGTAGTAATCGTTAGTGGAGGATTTGATCCTTTACATAGCGGTCATATCGCCTACTTGTCAGAGGCGGCCCAACTAGGCGACAAGTTAATTGTAGCACTTAACAGTGATGAATGGTTAACTCGCAAAAAAGGTAGACCGTTTATGTCTTTTGAAGAAAGGGCATGTATTATCGACAGATTAGATATGGTAGATAGTGTATGGGGTTTTGATGACTCCGACGGAAGTGTATGCAAAGCATTGGAACAAGCCAAGAAAGCATATCCTTCACGTGAGATACTATTTTGTAATGGCGGCGACCGTTCAAAAGATAACATACCAGAAATGACAGTTGAAGGTATTGAATTTATATTTGGTGTTGGCAGTAAAATTAAGTCCAACAGCAGTAGTTGGATATTAAAGGAATGGCAGTATCCAACTGAACGCAGAGTATGGGGCGAGTTTAGTGACTTGTTTCAAGATGAAGCAGTTCGTGTTAAAGAACTTATAATTGAGCCTGGCAAAGGGATCAGTTACCAAAGACATTTTAAACGTGACGAGATTTGGTTTGTTAGTAAAGGCGAATGCGAAATAAAGCATGGCATTTATCCTAAATATCCAGATAACTTTACATTACGAACATTACGCACAGATGAATCGTTTACAGTTAGACGTAACGAATGGCATCAAATAGTTAATAGGACCACAGAGAATTGTCATATAATAGAAATACAATACGGTGGTGACACACATGAAGACGATATCGAAAGACTATCGTACTATGACGGAGAATAAATGGAAATGCAAGATCTAGATACGAACAAAGTATGTATTATACTTAACGAGATTATGGAATACGAAATGGCTGGAGTAATTAGATACACTCACAGTTCATTAATGGTCACAGGTCCTAATAGAATACCTATTGTAACATTCCTACAAGAACAAGCAACAGAAAGTTTAGCACATGCCTTAGCGGCAGGCGAACTTATTACAGGCTTAGATGGACATCCAAGTCAACAGATTGCACCTATCGAAGAGTCACATAATCATTCAGTTGTACAAATATTAGAAGAGAGTTTAGCACACGAATTACATGCTGTTGGTCTATATAAACACTTACTAGAAGCAGTAAGCGATGCAAGTATTTACTTAGAAGAATATGCACGTGGACAGATAGGTCAGGAAGAACAACATGCATTGGAACTTAAGAAGATGCTAAAAGATTACTCATAATGTCTGTACCTAGAACAACTCCAATACCTAAAGGCATGATACGAATGACCGTGCAAATAGAAGTACCACACGATGAAGAAATAATGAACTATGGTTATGTTGCTAGGGAAAGAATCAAAGAGTATGTTGCTAAAGGTCATTACGGTTTTTTATTAGAAAACGGAGCAAAGGCAGACAATGAAACTTGATTATAAAGGTTCCGGTACTATAGGATTCACTTGTAGTACATTCGATTTACTACACGCAGGGCATATTGTTATGCTTGAAGAAGCCAAACATCACTGCGATTATTTAATAGTAGGTTTACAAAATGACCCTACTGAAGACCGTCCAGAAAAGAACAAGCCAGTACAAAGTATTGTTGAAAGACAAATACAACTAGCGGCTGTAAAGTATGTAGATGAAATTATTATTTACAATACTGAAAAAGACCTAACCGACCTACTACTAACGTTACCTATTAATGTTAGGGTTTTAGGAGATGAATACAAAAGCAAAGACTTTACGGGTAAAGATATAGCCAAGCAACGTGGTTGCAAAGTTATATACAACCCTAGAGACCATAGTTTTAGTAGCACTTCGTTACGCAAACGTGTAGTTAGCAACGATTCTTAGAAAAAGGTTGACATTCAATCTAATACCTGTATAATATACACTATGTTAAGGAATGTTCCTTAGCAGTTAATTGATCTAGGAGGTCATATGACTACATCAACAGTAACTCTAACTAAAGAGCAAAAAGTTCTATCAGCTTTACAAGAAGGCAGAACTCTATCCTCAGCACAAATCAAATCATTTTTTGGTGCTGGTAACCCACAAGCAGTAATTCAATCATTAAGATTCAAAGGATTTCCGATCTATTTGAATGTTGTGACTGACACAAAAAATCGTTCAAGAAACGTGTACAGATTAGGTACGCCTTCAAGAGCTATTATTGCCGCTGGTTATAAAGCAATGGCTAATTCGTAAGTAATTACGATATATTAAAAGGACCTTCGGGTCCTTTTTTTATGATTTAAAAACCTTGTAGATATGGTAAATACTAGTACCAATCAATCCTATCCTCCCAATAGTTTTATATAAAGACTTGACATGTTTGCAAAAATGTGTATAATATAATAATGCTTGGGACAATTGGCAGGGTAATTCTATTCTGTCTAGGAAGCCAAAGTATACAAAAAAAGGAGGAATAAAATGAAAGATTTATTCAACATTGATAACGCATTTAAGATACTAGTTGTATTACTATTGTCTGTAATGGCGTTTGGTGCCAATGCGGCATCTTTAGGCGGAAGTATTGGTTATGGAAATGACTATATTTTCAGAGGACAGACTCAGACACAAGGCAGTGGCTTTGCTTTCGGATCTATTGATTTAGATTTCGAGAACGGCGCTTATGTCGGTGTATGGGTTGGTGAAGTCGACTTTGCAGGCGGTGACGCTGATGCAGAGATTGATATGTATGCAGGATATCAGCACGAACTAAGTGATATGATTTCTGTAGGCGTACAATACACAGACTACTCATACAGCGGAGATTCATCTTTGGATGGTTCCGAGTATACAGTATCTGGTTCGTTCGGCGATCTTACGCTTTCACACACAATCGGACAGGAAGATTATAACGACTATTCATTAGTCAGTTACAATGTAATGGACTTTGTGGATGTCTCGTATGGTACACTGGATACTGTCGGTGATCACTACACAATCAGCAAAAGTTTCGAATTGCCTTTGGGCTTAGATGCAGTTGCTAGTTATGTGGATTTCACAGCAGATAGTGGATCCAATGCAGTTGATGAAGACGCTTTTGTCGTCAGAGTTAGCAAATCCTTCTAAGGTAGCTTAGATAATGCCCCAAACAGTAATGTGCGGGGTATTTTTTTGGGCGAAATACCAAAAGATTACCAGGATTCGTGGTAAAAAGGTTGACATGGACCCGGTTTTCTAGTATAATATATGTATATTAAGCAAAAGGGAAAGACAATATGCAAACTACATTTAACAAAGAAGACTTTACATGGGACGGAATGTACCTAATGTACACAGGAGAGCATTCTCAGTCTAAGTATTATGAACTACCTTGTCACCCTACTAGAGTAGGAACTCCAAGATCAGAGTTTATTGCTAGATTCAAATATGGCAATTACAAGCCTTGGAAAGCATGGGTTAACTTTATTGTAAAGAACTTCACTATCGAAGAGTACTTACATCTTTCTACAACAATTCATCCTAGAGGGGCAATGGAAGCCAAAGGATACACAGGTAAGTAATATGATTACTCAACGAAACACAACTGTTCTTGCTTCAGAGTATCAAGACACAGACGATATGAAGAAGTTCATTAAGGCTACAACAGGTGCTGTAATGACTCCTGTCCAAGGCAAAGATGATACTTTTT